TTATCTGGTCTCCGTGTAGGTGAAAAAGGCTTCCACATTAATCATATACCAGTCGTCAGTAGGGCCGATTTCTCGTATTACGGACGATGTGAATCGAATGCCTTCAGGTGTCAGGGTTTTACCCTCAAAGATACCTTGGGCTGTTTCCGCTAGAGTATCCGCCGAAGTGGCTCCAGTATCCAGGGGAGAGAAACACTGGACGATAACACTACCCACTGACTCGAACTTGCGGCGCCCTAATCCCCCTAGGGATTCCTGAGATCTGTCGTCGTGCCTAACCGTTAGGCGAGCCCATACCGCATTTACCGGAGGGTTGAAATTCTCATTGTCCCTAGTGAAAACAGACGTAGCGCCCCATCCGGCTGCAAACGCGGTATAGATAGCTCCACGTGCCTCGTTTAAGGTGGTCATAATGCTCCGAGCCCACTTGCCAGATCAGTGATGATCGCTTTCCTAATAGCCGACTGAACGAACCCCTTAGGGGCTTGCTTGCTACTGCCTTCGTTGAGTTCCAGGATATATGGCACGTTGTTTGTGATATGCACGGCGCCCTGTGACACCGTGTAAGACGTCGCGACTTTGGCGGCGCCGGCTGCGCTGTCACCTGGAACTGAGCCACCCTCTGCCTGCTGACGGCTGCCTGCAGGTTGCCCCACTGGGCTTCCGATATTTGGAATCCAGTTAGCTCTAGCCCATCCGGTATCCACTGGCGTGCCGCCGTTGCTTGGCGATCGCTGCAGATTAGCGACAATGTCGAGGACCACCTTCCGGATGATCTGGGTTGTGAATCCCTCTAACGACTGAATCACTACTCGGATAGATCGGCTGACCATTCGCTAGTCTTCCGGATCAGGCTCGGCGACAGCCGCTAGTTTTTTCTTTGAAGCTTTCTTCTTTGAAGCTTTCTTTTTAGCGCGCTTCTTCCGTGCTGGCTTAGGTGCTTCCTCTTTTGTCGCGATGACCTGATTGATCCGGTCAGCATTCTCCGCTAGGACGTGAATGAGAGCTTGATCAGCCGCTTGGTCGTCCGCGACATTGGTGACATTGATGACATTGATGACAGGGACGTTGACGATGTTTACACGCTCTGATTCCTTGACTGTCGCAAGGGTCGTTTCGTTCTCTTCTACGAGTGCCCGCAATGCCAGCTCACGTTGTGGTTCAGGAGACTTGAAGTCTGCAATCTCAAGCGTACCGTTCTCGAACCAGTTACGTACCCGGTGCTCGCCCAACTTAGTGCGCATCTCAGGAGACAGCTTCTCGCCCGGAAAGACGAATGGCTTATTGGGGTCATCGCCCATTCGCAAACGGCGGGCAAATACAAACTCAGCACCAGGGGTATAGTGCTGCTTCCAGTGTCGTCTATTCATGGTTTCCTTGTATACATGGCGACCATCAGAGCTTCTGTGGCCGTTGTGCCGGTAGATTCGATTCGGGTATGCTTGACAGGCAGTAAGGTGCCGGCCACAACAGTGAACGCGATCTGCGTTCCGTCCGCACGAACCACCTGTACGATACCAGCGTCACCGCACCATAGTGCGTCAGCTTCGCCGTCAGCGTGTGCCGTGTCGGCTACGTTCAAGACATAGTGAGCGAATACTTGAGTGTTAACTACGCTGGTCATCGAGGGGTATCCTGTTAAATAAGCACCCTGGCCCGGCGTTACTCGGGCACAGGGAGGCCGTAACTATGACGGTCCTGAATTCGGTGGCCCGGCTAGCTCTCCGGGCCTAACGGTTAGTTGACTACCGTGATGTAGAACTGACCGAGGTCAGCACTGACTAGCTTCTGATCGAACGCCATCTGGATTTCGATCATATCGGACTCACGCTTCTCATCGCGGATACGCTTCATGCGCATACCAAGGGCACCAGCGCCCATGAATCCAGCCCAAGAGAAGGTGTAGCCGCCACTTGGAACGTAGAGCCCTGGGCTCGGAGCCGAGTAGACGAGTAGAGCAGACTTGCCACCGATGAAGTCGATGTCGTCAGTAGCGCCTTCTACAGCACTATTGAACACGCTATCCATCACCAGTACCTCATCTAGCTCGAAGAGAGCCGCGAGATTCTGACGCATGACGATAGCCGCGCCCGTGGTCTGACCGCGATCGAGTCGACCGACGATGTCTGGGTGATCCAGCAGCGCGTCATAGACTTCGCGACCGACAACCAGCTTGTTCGGGCGGAAGCCCGTCCGAGCCTGGACCCGACGCTTGCCAGCGCGGATGTCTTCGATCGGGGTGGAATCTGCACGATCCCAGCGACCGACTTGGTTAGCACCCGGAGAGCCCGAGTCGACACCAGTCTGATCCACCGACCAGATAGAAGCACCGAAGTAGTCCGTCACCCACTGGCGTTCCTTACGGATCATACCAGCCTGCGTGAGACCTTCAGTGATTTCCCGATCAGCCTGAAGAGGCGAATCGTAGTTGGCGCGAATCTGATCAGCGAGCATCTCATGCAACGCGAATACGTCACAAGAGTAGCTGTCCTGCGACACGTCGTGCGTGCGCTCGGCAGACAGTGCGCCCGGTGCGCGCTTCTTCATCTCATCGCGGAACCAAGCCCCACGAGGAATAGTGAAGAAGGTATCCGTCTGCTTCTGGACAGGAAGGATTGGGAATACCCGATCGGCAATGAACGCGTCTGGCAGCTGCGCAAACGCGATTGCGATGTTGGTAAGAGGACCGTCGACATGAACGTCACCGCGGCCCGGTTGATTGAGAGACATATGAGTTTCCTGTTTCTAGGCGTTAGTGGCGATTAGGCCTGGTTAGCTGAGAGGTGTAGCAATACCTCGATGATCTCACCGTCTGCAGCAGCTGCAGACAGCGCGACACCAAGTGAATACAAGCCAGCGCCGGCAGCAGCTGCCGTCTTGGCTTTACCAGCAGTGCCATCAGCGGCGATTAGATCACCCACAGAGATTGCGGCGCTAGCCTCAACCTTCATGATTGCTGGCTGCGGTGTCGGTGCCAGAGCGAAGAGATCGCCATCAGCGGCGGCTACTTCGGCTGTGACGCCGTCTGCCCGAAGGTCATCGGTACCGGTAAGGTCGTACTTGCCATCGGCTTGAAGAGTCACGAACCGGTAGATTGGTAGCGCTTCCCCGGCGGTGGCGGAAATGGTCTGGACGTTTTCTGCAGTTGCCATGTTGAGTTTCCTTTATTGAGGTGAAGAGGGGATCAGAGCTGGCTATGCAGTTGCTGACCTTCGGGGGTGAACAGGGCTTCCGTATACGCCTGCGCTTCGGTGAGGTTCGGGTGGTCCTTGTGATACGACTTCGCCAGTGCTTCAAGCTTGGCGTTGGCATCTGCGCCATTGCCGTTTCCGTCATCAGACGTACCGAGAGTTTCGAAGGCCTTCTGTAGGCCGGCGTCCTTCGCCGTAACGATCTCCAACACAGACTTGCGAAGCTCAGCGTCACCGATAGTCTCGATTGCACCCAGCAGCGCAGCCTTGGCACTCGGGGTACCCGTGCAGTTCTTCAGCAGGTCGCCAGAACGCTTTACGAGATCCTCAGCCTTCCGGAGAGAGCGCTCTTGGGCCAGCTCTTCGCGATGCTGCTTGTTCTGCTTGGCCAGTGCGAGAGTGACTGGATCGGCCGACTTGCGCAGCACGATGCCAGAATCCTCGTCGGTGAATACGACAGGATCCGAATCGGTAGCGTTCTTTACGATCGCGTCCTTATCTTCTGCCTTGAGGAACGTGGATCGACCGTCATCGCTATCAAGCGCGTCGTAGTGACCACGTTGACTGGGGGAAAGCTTGATGATCTCTTCAGCGAGATCAGCACGTGACGTTTCGAGTGCAAGCTTGTCGTCTGCCGCCTTTTCGAATGCGGCTTTATCTTCTGGTGTCATAGTAATAGACTCCGTGCCGCCTACAGCGGTCTTTGTTACGCTCGCCTGATTGGTTGACTGATCGTCGGCGGCGAGTATGCCCTCGGTCAGTGTTTCGTTTGTGACGTCGTCAGCGGCCTTGACCAGAGCAGATAGCCCGTGGCTGTGGCCGTCGTTGTCACCAATGATGATATTGCCGGCGTCATCCATGATCCAATCATGGCTATGTCCATCGACGAAGCTAGTTTGTCCGGCCCTCAGCTCTGCCATGCTTTCAGAATGTGCCTGAACTAGGATGATGCTATGGGCATGTCCAGCGGTCAGGGTGGTTAGAGCCATCCGGTTCTTCTGGATCACGTCGGGAGTATCCGCCTCCCGCTTCATGATTGCAATACGTGCCGGTGCGTGCGCTGGCTTGTCAACTAGGCTGATCTCATCTAGCCGAAACTTCTTTACGCGGCGACGCTTCTTCTTGTCCGTATGTATGCTCATGCTAGATTTTTCAATTTTTATGGTAAATCCGGAAACCTTGTGTTAGGCGTCCTCGGACTCAATGATACTGCCGCCAATAGAAAACCCTGTATACTCACCATTTCGGGCTTTCTCCAGGGTTTCAGGGTTGTCGGGCTTGATTGCGACCAGTAGCCCAGTGACGGGAGTGACGATCCCCAGGGCCTTGGCGATCTCGCTGGTCAGGGGGAAGTGATGAATCACCCCGCCATCCTGAACGGGAGCGCCGTCCTCATCCCGGGCGTGCATGTCACAGGCTACTCGCTTCGTCATTGCGAACTCGGTAGCAGCCTCTAGCATGCCCTGCTCCGTAAATGAGTCGTCGTCTGAGTCGAAGAACTCATCGTCCTCACTTTTGCAGATCATAGCGAAGCCAAAGATAAGCCCGAGGTCCGTGCTCACCTTTAGAATCCGTGCATCTGCCTGAAATCGCTTTTTCATTCGGTTGAATGTCGCCCTTTCGGGCTTCAACTTCAAGCTATTTAGGCGGATCTGGATCATATCCCGCTAGATCTAATAGCTCTCTGATTAAAATCCGACGCTGTCCGGGGTTCGGCGGTGGATCTGCTATTAGGGCTTGCTTGATACGTGTCAATTTCCGGGAAGGGACCGCCAAAGCGGCTATCAGGGCATCACGCACTTCTGGCGTTGCCTGAGTCATGATCTCAGTAATTGTGGTAGTTGCGTTACTCATCCGATGG